GGGTTATGCCCGGTTGGCCGGCCGTGTCCGCCGGGTTATCGCCAGGGCAATACCCGGAGCCCCTCTCGATAAAAGGGCGCTCACTGACCTCGTGAACTTTATTCGGGAGAATCCCGATAAATATCCCGAATGGCACGCCTCCCGAACGGCCGGGCTGTTCGACCCTCCCGTTTTCGAGAACGATAAAAAGAGCGGAGGATATTGGTTTTGACTTTAATTTTTTTTGATATGAATAGGAAAATAGCGATTACATTGCCCGTATCGTGGCAGGAGTTGACCGATAGGCAGCTCTATTATCTTTACGATTTGTTTTTGGACAACCTTTCGGCCGACCAAATCAAGACCTATTGCTTCTTCTTGTGGGGAAAAATCAGGATAGAATGCCGGTACGACGAACATGATTACATCGTGCGGCACGATAAGGAAACATTCAAAGTCAGTCGGGAACTGATAGCTTCGGCTATCCACGAGCTCGATTGGATCGTCGAGATTCCCGAATATCCGGTGAGAATCTCCCGAATAAGGAAACATGCCGCTCTCCCCGCCGATTTTCAAGGAGTCGAATTCGAAAAATACATCTACTGCGACAACCTGTATCAGGGCTATCTTTCTACGCAGAAGCAAGAACTTCTCAACGAGATGGCCGGTATCTTGTACAATGCGCCGGGCATAAAGACGAACGCCGCCGAGAAACTTTCTACCTTCTATTGGTTCGCCTCGCTCAAAGAGCTGTTCTCGCGGACTTTCCCGAGCTTTCTCCGACCGGCGGGTTCGATGACGTCGGAGAACCTGCTCGAACAGGGAGCGCCTCTCGGCCGACGATTGCAAGAAGCGATGAACGCTCAGATACGAGCCCTTACCAAAGGAGATATCACCAAAGAGCGTGAAGTATTGTCTATGGACACCTGGCGAGCTTTGGCCGAGCTCGATGCCCAGGCGAAAGAGTATGAAGAATTAAAGAAACAGTATGGAAAGTAAATCGTTCAACTGGGACGCCGCCGATTTCTTTCGGCGGCTGACCGAAACCAACAAACTCGCCCGGTCGAAGAATTTCAAATTCTGTCTCGTGAGCAGTTTGGAAGGATTCGAGGAAGCTCTCGCCCGCATGCAGAGCTCTACGGCGTTCGTATGCGTGAGCGACGTGTCCTCCGGCTCCACCGATTTGACCAACAGCCCGCATACCGTTCGGACAAAAACAGTATTTTTCGCCGTGCGGCATAAAATCGACGATATGAAGGCCCGCATGGAAGCCTTCGACTTGCAACGGGAAATTTTTCGCCAGTTCATGTCGAAACTGATTCTCGAGAGCACGCGCCTCGCCGAGAACCGAATCTTCATCGACCAGAAAATCCGATTCAGCGAGATAGACAAATATTTCTTTTCCGGCTGCGCTTGCTCCTTTTTCAACATATCCGTAAGTACATACACCGATTTAAGACTTAACGCCGATGAATGGGAATAATATTACCGAAGAGAAGGCGCTCGAAGAAAGGGCCAAATTTATAGGGGCGTTTAACGGGACGATGATCGACATCTGGAAAGAGAAGATCGTCGATATGGACATCATAGACACCGGGAGTTTGCTCGATTCGGTGACTGCGCTCCCGGTGCGTGCCGACGGCCGGTTCTCCGAGGTCGTCCTCATACAGTGTTTTCTCGAATATGGCCTTTGGCAGGATTACGGGACAGGCCGGGAGGTATGGCGGGGAAATCCCGGGGATATATATCCCGGACAAAAAGGTCGGAAGAAAGTAAGAGAGCGCCGCCGATGGTTTTCTTGGAAATATTACGCCTCGGTGTTCAAGCTGCGCGATTTCATAGCCGATAATATGGGGCGGGAATTTATCGGTGTCATGTCCGATATTTTCGACGAAAAGCGTATGAAAGCGTCCACCGCATTTTATAAGAATCACTCGTTGTAAGGAGGTTTGAAAATCCGCCTGTAAAGTCATATAGGTTGCCCCGTGTGCCGAATATGTGATAAAATCTGAAAAATTCACTTTTTTGTTAAGTTTGCTTGGAAAACACGATAACTTGCTATATCTTTGCAATCCCCAATCGTTGTATAGTTTTATATGGGAAAACTTGAACTGGTAATAGAGTCTGAGAATATCAGCATTTATTCTCCAAAATTTGATGGGGAGACTGCGACCGAGTTCGAGAAATTCATGTTTATCAATAGAGATTTGTCTTATCCCCAGTTGAAGAGAGATTTCGATGCTATTATTAGCGTCATTAAGAAAATGACTGATGATTGTGGCGCGAGAGAAAACCTTTTTAGACTGGAAGGAGGAAATATTAAAGCCATACCGCTCTGTGTCTCCCTTCGCCGCAAAGATCGGTCTGTTGGAACGTTGCGATTATATTGTATCCGGATATCGGATAAGATACTTGTTATAGGGAATGGCGGAATAAAGAGAACTGACACTTTTCAAGAAGATCCGGCTCTACTCGGTATAGTAAATCGACTCAGGCAGATTGAACATCAGATTTTTGTTGAATCCAAAAAAGCTCATGTTGATTACTGTGACTTCGATAAAATGAAACCGATAATTGAAACTATCACCATTTAAGAATAAATTATGAAGAAGAATCCACTATTTGAACAATGTGTTGCAAATGTTGCTCCTGAGGTGATGGAGGAGGTAAATCTCAACATTGACATTGCAAACAGAATTTATGACCTTCTCAAAGCTAAGAATTTGACTCAACACGAGTTCGCTTCCCGTATGGGTAAGCGCGATTCGGAAATCTCAAGATGGCTGACAGGAACTCATGGTTTTACAACGGCGACTCTTGCTAAGATTTCAGCTGTTCTCGGGGAGCCTATCGTTGAAGTTCGCCGAGATCCGGAGACTAAGTATGTCTTTATGTCGATGCCTTTTTATAACAGCTCATTAGGGACACCTGGCAATAGTTATACTAGTCATGAGACTAATTCATGTGTTATTTTATACGAAAACTAATTTATTATGGCAGGGCGTGATGTAAATGTTCAAATGGGGCTTACTTCTGTCGATGAAGTAAGTTTTATGATGTTGCCGGGCAAGGTTACTGAAAATGTGCAGCCCGGAAATATAAAACTTGGTTTCTTCAATCAGATTCAACCCGAAGTGGAGAGTGATAAGATAGCCCTAATATTCGGTGTTAGGTATGAATTGGAGGACGATAAAATCCTTGAATGTGTATATCGCTTTGAATTTAGAGTGAACGGTTTGGCTCGATTCATTACTACGCATGATAAAGAGGGCATCACGGTTACTTACATCATGCCACTTCTTATTAATGTGGCGATCGGTACCATGCGAGGAATCTTAGTTGTCAAAACGGCTGGGACGAATCTTTCGAAGTACCCGCTCCCTATAATAGATTCGGTTCGATTGACTCAAAGTCTGTCCAATCCTTAAGATTAGTTGTTAGTTAATACAAAATTTATTTCTAAAAAGCATCGGATTTTGTCCGATGCTTTTTTGCCTTATTCCTTGCTCGTTTCAAAAAAATCTCCCATATTTGCATTGTCTAGCATTTGATACAGGCGACGAGTGTTCGCCAACTTTGCCGTTGGTATTTTTTATGTCCATCGGCTAATATATAGTTCCGTCCCGTGTGGAGCGTTAATGCGCCCACAGCCTGTATCAGGTGCTAGACAACGGGGAGCGGAACTTTTTTGTTCCCTTCCCGTGTTTTAGTTAACATATTGTTTCATTTAATTGTCTAGCAAAATGAAAAAAACAGTCGCATTGCCTGTATCGCAGGCAAAAGAAGGCCGAGAAACATCGGCCCTCGAAAATTACCTCATTCGATTTTTCGAGCGGGAGCTCGAAGTGAAGCTCACCCGCAGTGAGATGTGGCGAAGCGTCCGTTTCGTCGCTTCGTTGTTTGTCTTGTTGCTCGCCCTGTCGACCGGCGAGCCCTTGTTGGCCTTGCCGGCGCTCGCACTGGCGGCTTACGCCTATCGGGGCGTTGCCGACATAACCTCCCGTTTTACGGAGAAAGGAGGTGCGCGATGAAAAGCCATACGATCGAGTTCACCCGCGACGACCTGGTCGTTCGGATCACCCGCTACCCGGCCGGAGAACCGGGGAAATCGCCGTCGGTAGAGATAGAGGTCGAATCCTCCGGATTGCCCCGGTCGTTCGTATGGTTCGACAGGGAGCCGCAGTTGTTCGCCTTCAA